CATGACTTTGAAGAATTTTGTCAGGCGCTTACTGCCGTTCCGCTTGTCGCTCTGGAACATTACGGCAAAATACGGAGCAACATCATCCTTGTTGGCGACCATCACGCCGTTCTCACATTTATGTCCCAAGAGGTAAGCCACATACTCCAAGGGCAAAGCCGCTGTGTCGAAGGTCAGTTCATAGGATGCCGTGTTGGTGGCGGTGTCAATGGACTGGCCATCTGCATAGAGGTCAGCACTCGAATTTGACGGTTTGATGTCAATGCTCCGCAGTACCTTGCCCAAGTCGATGGGGGTATCGTAGGTTGCTATTTCCCCGGCTTCATCCGTCAGCAGCTTTGCCACATGGAGCCGCTGTATATTGATAAACTGTCCGCTGACCATTCTGCTGGCCGGTTTCATTTCTGCCATTATTCGTCCACTCCTATTCCAATTACATAATCCACGCAGAACACAAATACATCACGTTCTGCCATTTCCAAGGACTGCCGGCGCATAAAGCCCAGCCCTTTCATAATTTTATTCACCACATCATAGATATGCTCATAGTGTCCATCCTTGGTAAGAATCTGCAGCCGCACGGTCACGCGCCGTTCCATTTCCACACCATCTGTCGTAAGAGCCGGAACATCCGATATGACATTATAGACAATGATTGGGTAGCTTCCAGCATTGGGGCTGATGCCGGGATAAACGCACCGGCACCGTCTGTCTCTTGCCAATAATGATGTCAGTTCCCTTGACGTACTCAGAGCCTTATACACTTTTTCCTTGATATTCATTTCCTGCGAAGTGCCTCCCTTACCGCATCGATTATCTTATTCCTGACCTCATCCCGTCTGGCATCCATGGCAGGATACATAAAAGGCTTGTTTATCTTGGGGCTGAATTCCACCAGCTTACCATAGAAAATGCCATCATGAGAAACGGCATCCGCTACGATTTTGTACTTGGCACCGCCTTTCTGCTTGACGGCATGGATGGAATCCCGAAGTGCTCCCTTGACCACACGATTGTCATTTCCCTTGTAAACAGGGCAGCGGTTCCTTGCCTCCTGCATGACAATTTCTGCACCATCTGCCAAGGCATCCTTGGCGGCCTTGGTGGCGTTCTCGCCCAACTCTCGCAGAATCTCCTCTGCGGATTGGTATCCCTTAGCCATCTTCCACCAGCTCCTTTACCTCCATAACGAGATACTTGCGGCCACCGTCCATGGGATAAGGCGGCGCTGACATTATCAGCGTCTTGTCACGCCACTCAATTATGTCCGTAACCTCAATGTCCTCACGATAGCGAATTACTATCCGGTATGATACCTCGTCCACCTTCTCGGCATAGCCGTCTGAAATCTTGGCGGCATAGGGCAGAACCTTCGCCCAGACCGTAGCCACCTCCGTCTTGCCCTGCTCAATAAGGTTGCCGACAGCGTCTTCTTCAGCTATTGGACGCAGGATTTTCACCCTTTGACGCAACTCACTCAAAGATACATACATCAGAAGCCCTCCCGGCGAATGCCCATCAGCAGGGAACGGAGTGTCATGGTAAGTGCCTTGTGGTCTGCATCGTCACGGTGCTCGTAGAGATAGCCAACGGTGTACAGCACCGCCGTTTTGGCAATAGCCCCACAAGCCTTGAACTCATCTGCATTGAGCCGTGCAACATCCATGCACAGCTGTTCTGCCGACCGCAGCAGTTTGCGGACAATATCATCTTCGGCATCCGTGTCGATGCGGAGATATTCTTTTGCCTTGGGCAGGGAAACAATCATAAGCCATCACTCCCATAAAAAAGGGAGACACCATCAAGGCATCTCCCCTACCATATTTACTTCAGCCCTTGCCTGCAGCCGCCTTGATTTTCAACATCTGCACCGCCTCTGGCAGTACCAGCTTACCATCTACACGCTCCTTCATAACAAAGGCAATCATGCCGTTTCCGGCAAACAGTTCACGCAGTTCCTGAATGGAACGGGAGCCACGGTCACCGATGTTGTAGTAGCTGTAATCACCGAACACCAGCGCCGTCTTGCCCGCCTCTGCCGTAGGCATAAACGGTGTGGTGTGAATCGGATAACCCAACAGACGGTCAGGCTCGCCCATCTGGTAGGAGGGCTGCCACATATATGCCTGGTTGGCATCCTTCAGCTTACGGATTGCCGCCAAGGTCTGGTCGTTGACGATAAAAGCTGCACTCTTGCGGTAAGGACGCTTGAGCTTGTAGACCAGCTCGATAAGGTCATCTGCCGTAATGGATGCGCCACTGGTGGTGACACCGGTCTGCGCCGTGGTCAAAAGGCCGGTGGGCTTATGATTGCCGTCACCATTGAGGAAGGCATCCTCCTCGGCATTGGCGATAGCCTTGCCGAACTGCTGAATGATGTAACTCTCCAGATTAAAGGCGGCATCGTAGAGAAGTTCCTCTGTCACCTTGATCGCTACATGGAGCTTGTAGGCGTCCATGATAATCTGGTCGAAGGTGGCATCGCCAAAGCTAAGCGCCCCACCTTCCTCAATCCACGATGCGGCAGGTTTGGTGGCGGCGATGTTGATTTTGCGCTCTCCACTGGTGGTGATTTTCGTACCGAGGTTACGCATAATGCACTCCTCGTTCAGAACATCAATCAGGCGGCTGTCGTACTCCTCTGGCACTAAATAACCGCCATCGGTATCAACACCTTCCTGGAGGACGTTGGATACGTTGCGGAAGTTGCTGCGGATGGCGGCAATCATTGCCTTGCGGTATTCATCTGCTGCCCTGCCCGTTTTCTCCGGCACCTTGGCGGCAGGCTTGTTAACAATCGGCTCAGAGGTGGGCTTGGCAAGCTCGGCATCAATCGCTGCCTGCCGTTCCAGACGCTCGATATCCTTGCCGAGAGCCACCACATCTGCCTCCATTTTGTCATAGGCGGCAGCATCTTCGGCAGAAAGCTGACCGTCCTTGTCCTCATGGCTGTCCAGAAAGGCTTTTGCCCCTTCCCAAAGCTGTGCTCTTTTCTTGCGAAGTTCCATTACATTTGCCATAAATTATTCCTCCAATCAGTGACTGAGTAAGTTAAGACGGCTCCTGAGAGCGTCTGCGGATACACGAGTTTCAGTCTTTCCAGCCACCTTGACGAATTTTAGCGACTGTGCCTTGATTTTATCGATGAGGGAGTTTGTGACAGCCCGCTGGGAAAACAGCATGGCCTCCACACCCTCGGACTGTTTTTCTTCATCTTCATTAGCGAACAGAATCTTATCTGCAAAGCCCAGTTCCACGGCCTTCTTGGCATTCATCCAGCTTTCCGCATCCATAAGGTCGGACAGGCTTTGGCGGGACTGTCCAGTTTTCAGTTCATAGGCATTGAGGATGGATTCCTTCACCTCGTCCAGCATCTGGATTGCCGCCTGCATTTCCTTGGTGTTGCCGATGACCGCCGTGCTGGGATTATGCACCATCAACATCCCGACGGGAGACATCTCCACGGTGGTTCCTGCCATGGCTATCACGGATGCCGCCGATGCTGCCAGACCGTCAATACGGACAGTGACATTGCCCTTGTAATCCATGAGCATATTGTAAATTTGCGCTGCCGCAAATACATCGCCTCCGGGAGAGTTAATCCAGACCGTGATATTGCCCTCCCCCTTCATCAGCTCGTCACGGAAGATGGTCGGTGTGACTTCATCGCCAAACCACGAATCTTCGGCAATCTGCCCGTTAAGCACAAGGGTGCGCTCGCCAGTATCGGCATCGCGCACCCAGTTCCAAAATTTACGTTTCTTCATTTTTACCTCCAGTCTTCCCAAACAGCCCCGCGTCACGGAGCTTGCATAGGTTGCCGTTAATCAAGTAGAGATTCCCACCTTCCTCCTCTGGGATAGGATTCATATTTTCCATCTCACGGATATCATTGGCTGATAACCAACCATTCTGTCTGCCCACCGCATAGCCAGCCATACGACTTTGATAGTCACCACGAAGCAAACCATCCACATTGAACTTGATGAAATACCTTTTCTGCTCAGTAGAATTGAGCAGAGCTTTCTGCAAGGACTGTTCCCAGCGCACCACCCACGGATTCAGCGTGTATTTTACAAACTCCAATGACTGCTGCTCGATGTTGTTGAAGGAGCTTTTTTCAAGGTCGCCAATCATATGCGGTGGCACACGATAGAGCCGTGCAATCTCATCAATTTGAAATTTGCGAGTTTCAAGGAACTGCGCCTCCTCCGGCGGTATGGATATC